TCAGCGCTGATTGTGTTTGTTCACATCCCCAAATGTAAAAATATAAGGGGCGCCATGATACAGTTGGATTTGATTTGCATCCTGTAAATTATCGTTGATAGCCAATCCAGGAAAATCATGTTGCTGGATAAATCCGTATCCTATGTTAGACACAGCGGAATACTCTGTGAAATCAGGACTCGCCTCATATCGATCACTGATCATACCCAGCCTTTCGAAGAAAGCCCTCTCATTCTCTTCATGCCTCATGGCAGCCTGTCGAAGGGCATTCAGGTTGCGTAACCTAAGATGAGCTTCACGTTCTGGCTCTGCATATCCTTTGAAGTCGGGAACACTCCATCCCAGCTCTTGAGCGACACGACGTGCGAGAATCTCGGTGGGTCCTAGCTCTATATTACTATCTCCAGATGGATCGCTAGCCCCAGTAACATGATGAATAATCTCGTGAATCAGTCCTTCCTGCCACGATGGCATCTCATAAGAGTCAGTATCTGGCGCAACACTAAAACTGACATAAGGCTCTTCGTTATCGTTTTCTCCTGCCTCGCAAATGGGGAGAATTGGTTCTTGCCCGACATCGTATTCATATAATTCGGTACAGGTTAATGATTGAATATCATCAACTTTGACAGGGGATTCTTCGTTACGTTCGTATTCGTTTCTGTATTTAATGCTACCAATGTATACTTCCTTATTATGAATGCCATAGCTTACGGCATCACGAAAGGTCTGTGATCGACTCAAAGCATCAAGTACAGTGTTGCCAATCATATCGACCGTATGCTGATCGATGAGCCTGCTACGGCTGTCATGGACGGCGCGAATGACATTTTCGTATACGTTGCTTAAATCTGCCGCGGAAAGTGGTATTTGCTTACCTATATCCAAAACGTAATCCGCATAGGCATTGTCCGCACGATTAGGGGCTACGGCAGCAGAGTATCCAGCAGGAGCAAAAAAGTTGAAGCCAGACTGGAGAACGGGAATTTTCATATTGATACTTAATATGGTTTTATATATTTCAGTGCCACCAATTCACTAGCCCAGACGATAACGGACAGCATAGCTTTTATCCCTACAAGGCAGGTGTTCCAACGAGTAACTGGAACGTTTAAAGCTCCCATACACATGTGAGCTAATGACACCACAATGGTAAACCTTCCTTATCGTAGCAAGGCTTACCAAGTTTAATGAGCTGCCTGCCCTGTGATTTGCAATATATATTGGCATCACGTAGCAACAGACATCAACGCCATGCTAATGGATAATACTGTTCAAAAATATCAGTAAAATTTCCCTTTGCATGGCTTGTTAATATATCAGCTAAAACCGCAGTGCATGAAAATGCATTATTCCGTCCTTGCAACCTGTCCCTGACATCATCATAAAACTCTCTTTTGTTAAATATCTCAGGTGCCAGTTTATATGCCTCTTCCAAAAGACCATTTGCATAACGACGCAGGATCTCAGGAGACTCATGTTCCGTTCCAAATATATCAGATGACGAGTACTTACAAAAAACAGCACCTAAACAAAATAATATCTCAGCCTTTTCCGTATCTGAAAGACTCCCTATATTAGTTTTTTCTGTTATTGTTTTTAAATGTTCTGGAGCTAAACTCCAACCATCAAGATGCTCTTTCCATATAGCCCCAATTTTTTGTTGCTGAGTATAATCAACTATTTTTATTTCTGATTTATCAGATTCCAGAGCATCTATAAACATCTGCTTAAGTGAGACATCAGATATAATCTTATCTAAAAAACCAGGTAAGAAAACACGCGAGCACGCTTCATTATATGCTTCACAAAACAATGGAAATGACTGTGAAAATAATTTCCCAAGTGTATAATCGTTAGTATTCTGGAGCTCTCCATCTTTAAACAAGAAAAATGATTTCCAGTATGTTGAAGAATCAGGAGATAACAGACTATACATATCATTTAAAGATAACATCATTTCCAGATTATCATCCGATGATGACAGTAAAATCCAGTTATATGCATTATTAAAATCATTCCAGTCAGGCTTACCAGAGCCATCACCTATACCGAAATCGCTTTGCTGTGCAATTTTATTTACATTAGGGTATTGCAGATATTTATCATATAATTTCATGAACTGATTTTTTGCGCCTTCATACTGCATACCATAAGCAGCCATTTGTATAAATACATCATTGCACGACAACATTTTTTCTGGATGTTTTTCAAAATATATTCCAGCCTGTAAAAATGCACCATCATTCATATTTTTAAATGCAGGGTTATCTCTCATATCGCCCGGAGGATACTTAGACCACCAGTCTGTCATAGTATTATAATAACGTTCGGATATATTCTGAAGCCATTCCTGAACATAAGAACTTTCAAGATATGGAGGAATACTGAAAGCATTACTCAACGACAATGTCGGATAGGGATTAAATTTATCAAATATACCCACTGGTAATGTTCTTATCAGGTCCTCCACAGACCGAACTTTTTCATCGTTATATTTTGAATCAACTGAATTAATTGTTCGCATGACAGAAGTATCTGGAGCTCTGCTGCTGTCAAGAACAGAGTTTATGCTCTCTGAACCCACCGGAATATGTATCTGACAACAAGCTAAACTAATGCTATTATTTTGCACAGATAAAGATATATTATCTTGTTCTAAAATAGCACCTCTAAGCTCCATCCCGGGAACTATAATAGCCCCCGCCAACTGTGCATATTTCAGGTCTGGAGGTGTTTCTTTAAATGAAGAACCAATAAACGATGCGCTGTTAAGATTAGCACCACTAAAATTAGCACTATCAAACGATGCGCTGATTGTGCTGTTTGCCAAATCAGAGAAAGATAAATCACACTCCTCCAGAACAGAATTCTTGAAAGATGTGTTTTTCAGAGATGCACCTGACAGGTCACAGCCACTAAGATCAGCATCATCAAATCTGGAATCAGAAAAATTTACTGATGATAAATTCAGACCTGCAAGGCTTAGACCTGACAAGTCACATCCAGAATAATTTAATTGTTCAGAAGGCTCTTCACCCGTTCGGTTAGCAGACAACCACATTAAGTCAGCAGTAAGCTCAGCTTTGCTCAGGCAGGCACGGCCTTGACTGAAATCATATTCAAGGAATTGACGTTGCGATTCATTTAATGAATTACAGCCATTTAAATATACGGAATTCCTGAGCGTCTCAGGAAAGGTTCCTTCTATATGTTTCAAAGAACGACAATGGCATAAGGACAAATTATCAACAGAGCCAGGTATGTTGCAATTTATAGCCTCTAATGATGAGCATCCAACCATACTTAATGAAGATAAGCCGGGAGGAAGATAGTTTATCGATTTAAGCTCTGTACATCCATTCAAAACCAGCTCTTTCAAAGAACCAGGAAGCAAGTCTGGTAATGTTGTTATTGACTCACTGATTGATAAAGTCTCTCCATTAGTACTTATAACATCAAGTATTTTTGATGCAACCTCATGACGATTTTCGCTGAATTCTCCCTCAGCGCACCACTTTTCGAGTGCAACTTTAACATCCTCGTTAGATGGTGAATCTACAGGACTTTCAAAACATATTACTCCAGAATTTACAGAGATATTTGTCGTGGGCAGCATTTATCGCACTCCTTTTTACTTAGTCCACTAAAGCAAAATTAGAAAATACAACTGCCGGGACAACTTTCAGCCCCTGTCCCCCAATAAGATGTCAGATTTATCGGCATTAATTATCTCCCTGTTGAATTAGCTCCTCTTTTTACTTAACAAACATCCCCCATACATGACAACAAAAACCGGAGCCGGACTCCGGTTTTTGTGAATCCGTCGGCTATTTCATCCCGCCAATATTTTCCCACGTCCCGTCAGCACGCAGGATTTGCAGCGGTCTTACCACGCACTGTATCTGCTTTTTATCCGCATCCAGTATCACCACCTGTGTGATTACCCTAGCCTGCTCCGGAATAATACCATTCTCATCGGACTCCAGGATGTCTGCCGGCCCCAGACGCAGTTGTGCTGTAAGTGACTCCCCGTGTTCACGGTCATCATGCTTTCCGCAACCGCACAGACGCTGCATAAGTTTTTTTAGTATGTTCATGTCATTCTCCTGTTCTGCCTGTATCACTGCCCACTTCATCCAGCCCCTTAACATCCTGCCACGGCCCGTCACCAAACCTGACCTGCAAATGCTGAAACAGCCCCTGAACCTGTGTGGCATCTTTGGGGTCAAGAAAGGTCAGTCCGGTGATGAGTGCGCCATCTGTATCCGGGAACCAGCCATTGCTGTTTGTCTCAATAATGCTCGCCGGCCCCAGACGAAAACGGATTTGTGTCTCCCCCGGGTCGCCCTTCGGTCCCTGAGGTCCGGTTGCCCCCACCGGGCCAGCCGCACCTGTTTCTCCTTTCGGTCCCTGTGGGCCTGCCGGGCCTGCCGCACCGGTATCTCCCTTTGGACCCTGTGGACCTGCATTTCCCGTCAGACCGGTCTCTCCCCGCTCTCCCCTGTCACCTTTCGGCCCCTGCGGGCCTGCCGGACCAGCATCACCTGCCGGTCCCCGTTCGCCGGTTGCCCCGACAGGGCCGGTGTCACCGCGCTCTCCCTTATCACCCTTCGGCCCCTGAGGACCCGCGGGCCCCTGTTCCCCCTTTGGCCCGGGAGGGCCCACCACGGTGGGGATTCGGTTTACGGCGTCTTCCGCCGCTATCCTGCTTTGTTCCGCTGACTGTGCGCTTTCTGCTGACTCCCGGGCTTTTTCTGCTGCGGTCGTTGCATCCCTGGCTGCATTACCGGCTGCACTTTCTGCCGTCTTTCTTGACAACTCAGCTTCTGCTGCACTTTGTGATGACTCACTGGCTTTTTGAGCGGCCGCAGAAGCCGAGGACGAGGACGCATCCTCTGACTGCTTTGCTGAGGCTGCACTTTCTGCCGCCTGCCGGGCTGACTCCGATGCCTCCCCTGCTGAAGTGTCAGCATTTGCAGCGCTCTCTTCTGCCTGACTGGCTGATATGCCGGCATTCCTCGCGGACGTCTCCGCCTCTCCGGCATTCTTCTTCGCCTCCTCAGCGTGACGCGCCGCTTCTTCCACCATCAGTTCAAAACGACGCAGTGCCTCCGGCCGGACGTCATCCTCCGACATGGCACCGAGAAAATCATTCAGCGTCCCCGGTTGAGAATCTTCATACACGGTGATGGTCCCGGCATGTGACGGCGGGAATCCTTCCACCAACAGAATGACGCTGTACTGACCGTACTCAACGTCCATGCTGTAACGACCGGCTTCATCCGGATTTTCAGAGGCCACCGTGTTCACCACCACCGTGCTGCTGGTCCGTCTGGCTTTCAGTTGAATGGTGCAGTTCTCTACCGGTTTTCCTGTGCCGTCTTTCAGTACACCTGAAATCTTTACTGCCATATTCACCCCACAAAAAAGCCCGCCTGAACCGGCGGGCTGTCATAACACTGTGTTACCTGGCTAATCAGAACTTATAACCGACACCCACGATGAAACCGTCAGTGCGCCAGTCACCACTGCCGGAGCCTTCATAAGCAATATCAATGGCCACGGATTCGGTCGGGTTAAACTGCACGCCAGCTCCCCACGCCAGAGACGTGTTGCTGTGGCGACCGTCATCACTTCCGGTCAGCACATCATGCGTTTTCCCCTTGTTGTCAGTTACGCGGAGATAATCCCCGGAGAAAGTCGACACACGGCTGTAAGACACACCCGCCATCGCATACGCGCTGAACCATTCATTCACGCGCACAGACGGCCCCGCCATCACGCTGAACCAGCGGTTACGCACGGAATCTTCATGCCAGCGGGTATCGCTGTAACGGGTCAGCTGGCGATTCTTGTCTCCTGCATAGCTGAATGACGTCACCAGCCCCAGTGTGTCCGTAAACTCATAACGGTATTTCACGTTAATCCCGTTCAGTTCATCGCTGCCAGGAACGTTCGTCGAGACATGAAGATACCCCGCGCTCAGCGTGGACTGATGTTCAGACGCCCATGCAGGCGCACCGGATACGGCCAGACAAATGGCTGCGGACAAAATGGCGGCATAAAGTTTACGCATAATTACCTCTCGCTTTTCTGCAATAAAAAAGGCGCCATTTCTGGCGCCCGTATATGGGTTATAAAATTCAGCTGATACTGATGCCTGCGGTGGCTTTCTTCATCACCACAACCAGCAAATCGCTGATACTTGCTGTGGGATACCAGTTATTCACCAGCCATGCTGATACCGAAAACTCCAGCGTCATGTGACCGTGACCGGCAGGCATATCAATAACGCCACTGTAAATCAGCGTATTATCCAGCGCGGTACGGTTATAAATTTCAGCACCGTTTTTCCGCACTATCAGACGGCATGAGGAGTAAATATCAGTATGCTCTCTCTCATGCTTAGCGCCACTGAATGCCACCGCCGGAATAACAATCTGCCGGTCAAACGGCTGATCGTCATAAACCCTGACGGTAATGGTCCCTGATGGCCACCGCTCCGGTGCCCGGGAGTCCCGCGGAAAAGCCTTACCCACTGTTTTGACTATATCGCCTTCAATCTGGTTGGCTGACAGTTTCCCCTTAATCTGACAGTTCTCATTAATTGTGACATTGTTGAGCGTCCCGGAGTTCGCATTCACACTGCCACTGATATCCGCATTTTTAGCAGTCAGCTTTCCGTCCGGTGTCAGGGAAAATGCCGGTGGATTACCGCCGCTGGTAATGGTCGGAGCCGTCAGGCGTTTCAGGAACACGTCGTTCATGAATATCTGGTTGCCCTGCGCCACAAACATCGGCGTTTCATTCCCGTTTGCCGGGTCAATAAACGCGATACGATTGGCGGCAACCAGAAACTGACTCAGTTTGCCTTCCTCTGTATCCTCCATACTGAGGCCAATACCCGCGACATAATGTTTGCCGTCTTTGGTCTGCTCAATTTTGACGCCCCACATGGCATTCCACTTATCACTGGCGTCCTTCCACTCTTTCGAAAACTCCTCCAGTCTGCTGGCGTTATCCTCCGTCAGTTCGACTTTTTCCAGCAGCTCCTTGCCGAGATGGGATTCGGTTATCTGGCCTTTGAAAAAATCCAGGTAACCTTCCGCATCATCGCTCGCCCGACCAACAGCCTCCACGAATGCCGATTTGCCGACGGTGTTCACACTGCGGATATAAAAGTAATAATCACGACCCGGTTTGATATTGATACTGGCGGCTATCCAGTACAGCCCCGTGCCAAGATAGCGGGCTGTGGTTTCAACCTGCCTGATATCGGTAATCTGCGTTTCCGAGAACCAGAACTCAAACTCTACCGTCGGGTCATAAACCGCAAGATGCGGCGTGGCGGTTATCTGAAAATAGCCCGGTGTCAGCTCAATCCGAGACGGCGCTGCCGGTGCGGCAATCCGGAACGATACCGATGCCGGATCGCCCTGCTGTCCCCACGCATTTACCGCCCGGACCGTCAGCGTGTAACGCCCCAGCGCCAGTTGCCTGAAGCGGTATGTGGTTTCCGTCGTACTGGCCGTGCTGACCAGCCGCTCACTGCCGTCGTCCGCTGCCACGGTCAGGCGAAGTAGGAAGCTCACGCCCTTCACCACCTTCGGCGTGTCCCAGCGCGCCAGCACCTGGTATTCCCCGCTGTCTGCGGTGACTTCTGCGGTCAGGTGCTGTACTGCTGGCGGCGTGACACCGTTTACCGTTCCGCTCTGGTCGCCGTCAAAGTGTGCCCCGTTATCCACGATGGCCTCTTTTTCCGGTACATGCTGCACGGCGGTGATGGCATACGTACCGTCGTCATTCTCACGGATACTCACACAGCGGAACAGGCGCTGGCGCAGCGTCGGCAGCTTCAGTCCCCACACGCTGTATTCGGCAACGCCGTCAGGAACACGGCTCACTTTCACCTTCACGCCGTCGGTGACGGACTGGACCTCCACGCTCACCGGATTACCCTGCCCGTCAACCAGGCTTATCAGCGTGGTGCCGGAGGATGGCAGCGTGATTTCACGGTCGAGCGTCAGCGTCCGGGTCTGGCTGTTCACCGCCAGCACGCGCCCGCCGGTGCTGATACCGGCATAGTCATCATCGCAGATTTCAATGACATCGCCCGGTACATGGCGAAGCCCTTCAGCACCCACGCTGAAGTCCACGGTCTGCGTTTCCAGCAGTTCTGTTTTAATCAGCCACAGCCCGGCGCGGTGTGCCTGTCCCCGGCTGGTACAGCCAAAGGCATCCATCTTCGTGACGTTACGACCGTAACGGAGAATGGCCTGCGTGTCCTCCACAAGCTCTGTCGCCGTCTCCCAGCCGTTATCCGGGTCAGTCCAGTTCACCTCAACGGCATTATGACGGTCCTTCAGGGCGCTGAAGCTGTAGCGGAACGGCGCGCCATCATCCGGCATCACCACATTACTGCGGTTATAGGTCCACACCTTATCCGACGGCCGGTCCTGCACGAACGTCAGCGTCTGCCCGTTCCATACCGGCATACAGCGCATCGCCGAGCAGAAATCACTGAGCACATCCCACGCCTTACGCTGTGTTGTCAGGTAAGCGTTACAGGTGATGCGCGGCTCCGTGCCACCAAAACCATCCGGCACCGACTGGTCGCAGTACTGGCCGATGACATACAGCGCCCATTTATCCACGTCCGCCGCACCAAGACGTTTCCCCATGCCGTAGCGCGGGTGGGTCAGCATATCCCACAGACACCAGGCCATGTTGTTGCTGTATGCTGGCTTAAACGTTCCGTCCCAGATACCGCTGTATTGTCGCGTCTGCGGGTTATAGTTCGACGGCACCTGCAGAATGCGCCCGCGCAGATGATAATTACGGCTCACCTGCTGGCTGCCGAACTGCTCCGAGTCCATCTGCACGCCGACCAGTGCCGTGTTCGGGTAGCACTGTTTCACATCGATGATTTCGGTGTATGACGACCAGAGCGTTTTGTTCCGCAGCTGGTCTGTGGTGCTGTCCGGTGTCATCCTGCGCATCCGGATACTGAACGGGCGCGGCGGCAGGTTATCCACCACCACCGAGGCCAGATACTGCGAGGTGGTTTTGCCCTTAATGGTGATGTCTTTTTCCGTCACCCAGCCACCGTTACGCTGTATCTGAACCAGCAGGCGGACTTCCGACGGATTCCGGTCACCCTTTGAGGTGGTTTCCACCAGTGCCTGCACACCGAAGGTAAAGCGCAGACGGTCGATGTTTGCCGACGTGATGGTCCGGGTGATCGGCGTGTCATATTTCACTTCCGTACCCAGCACCGTCTCGGAGCCGGAGGATTCAAAACCCTCCGGCGGTGTCTGCTCCTGCTCACCTGCCCGGAACACCACCGTGACACCGGAGATGTTGGTATTCCCCTCACTGTCCAGCACCGGTGTACTGTTCAGCAGCACACTTTTTAATCCATCCACCGGACCTTCAACCGGCCCTTCGCTGATGGCATCGATCACACTCAGTAACTGCGTGGATTTCAGGTTGTCCTTCGCTTCGCGCGGGGTATGCCCCTTACTGCTGCCTTTGCCCATTCGTCATGCTCCATAAACGACAAAACCGCCCGGAGGCGGTTTCACATAAAACATTTTGCATCAGCGGCCAATCACCACAACCTGACCACCGTCCCCTTCATCTGCCGTGCTGATCTCCTGAGAAACCACACGAGACCCCACACGCATTTCACCGTACAGAACAGGCAGAACATTGCCCTGGGCAACCATGTTATCCAGTGATGAAAAATAGGTGTTCTGTTTGCCGTTATCTGTACTTGCTGCCGTGGGCGTCCGGGCTTTCGGTGCCAGCATCTGCGCCACACCACCGAGCACCATACTGGCACCGAGAGAAAACAGGATGCCGGTCATACCACCGGCCCCAATGGCTGCCCCCCATGCTGCAAGGGTGGCTCCGGCGGTAAAGAATGATCCGGCAATGGCGGCTGCTCCCAGGACAATCTGGAATACACCACCTGACTTGGCCCCGGCGACTCTGGGAACAATATGAATCACAGCGCCATCAGGCAGAGTCTCATGTAACTGCGCCGTTAATCCGGACGTGCTGACATCCTGCCCGGCAATCCGTACCTGATACCAGCCGTCGCTCAGTTTCTGACGAAACGCCGGGAGCTGTGTGGCCAGTGCGCGGATGGCTTCAGCCCCCGTTTTCACACGAAGGTCGATGCGGCGGCCAAATCGTTGCAAATCCCCGTAAAGGCAGATGCGCGCCATGCCCGGTGACGCCAGAGGGAGTGTGTGCGTCGCTGCCATTTGTCGGTATACCTCTCTCGTTTGCTCAGTTGTTCAGGAATATGGTGCAGCAGCTCACCGTCACCACAGTAAATGGCGGCATGATTCGGCACCGATGAACCAAAGCAGCACAGCAGCACATCGCCCGGTTGTGCTGATGACAACGGCACCTGATACAGCCCTGTGGCCTCCAGATTATCCAGATAGAGATTCTGACCGTGACGCCACCAGTCATCCCCGCGATGAAAATCCGGCATCTCAATCCCCGCCAGATGATAAGCATCCCGGAACAGCGTGTAACAGTCCGTCACCCCGTGCTCAAAGCGCCGCCCGGTGAGATGCGGCACACAGCGGAACTTATGAATCGCCCCCCGGCAGACCAGCCACCACGGCAAATCACTCTGCACCTGCAGCCGCCGGTCAGCCTCACTCAGCCAGGGCAGACCACCGGGGTGGCTGTGGACCAGCGCCACAATCTCACCCTGCATTTCTGCCTGCAGCCAGTCTTCCGGCGACATACGGAAATACGCCTCCGGCTCACCGGAGATATTCACGCAGGGAAAATAGCTTTCCCCCTCCGGCGTGCTTACCACGAAGCCGCACGACTCCGCTGGCGCACATCGCCGGGCGTGCGCCAGAATCGCTGATTCTGTCTGTGTCATGGGATTTACTGCGAAAGTTTGTTAATGGAAAGGAAGCCGCCAAAGTTGCCGACGTTATTGCGAAACTTACAGCCGCTCAGGCATTTGCTGCATTTATCCTTCGTGATATCGGACGTTGGCTGGTCATATTCATCCGCGACTGCCGGACCGTGATAACCGCACTCATCACCGCGATAGGTCCAGGTGCAGGTGTTGGCCAGCATGATACGTCCCGGAAAAACAGCACCGTCCGTTTCCGTCGGCATGGACAGTACAAAGGAGGCACTCACCGCGCTCAGTTCGCTGCACTGCTCAATGCGCCAGCGGCTGATCACCTCCTGCTCCGGATCGGCGTCACTGTTTCCGTTGACGAAGTTCACCGCATCCAGAAAACGGGCATAAACCTTACGCCGGACCACCGTTCCGCCGACCAGACTCTGCATATCTTCCACCATACCGGTGACCATGCCGTACAGGTTAGAAACTGCCAGCGTGGGCCGCGTACTGGTGCCTTTGCCATTCAGTTCAAAACCGCTCCCCTGAATGGGATACGCCTGATACTGCCTCCCCTGCCAGGTGACCGGCTCACCTTTTTCGTTCTGCTCATTACAGAAAAAATAACGTTCTCCACCGACCTCTGTCAGATCGATTTCCCAGAGCACCACGCTGGCCGACTGCTCCGCACGGGTGCATTCATTCAGTGTTTCCTGCCGGATATCCTGCATCAGTTCACCACCTGTTCAAACTCTGCGCTGAACTCAACACGCAGCATACTGACCCGCGACGACCATTTTGCGCAGGTCACCTTTATCTGCCGGTAGCCATAAGGCGGCGTCCACAGAAAGGCCTTCCAGCCCCCGTGCTCAGCCAGAAATGACTCCAGCGCCGTGGCCTCCTCGCGGGAGACAGAAAGCGTCACGCTGTACGTTTTCAGGTCGGCATTCAGCCCGGCAGGCGCTCGCTGGGAATAGCCATCACCAAAGCGCACCTTTCTGACGGAAGGGGCCGAAGCCACATCCATACCGGGTTTCACTTTCCAGCGGAAGGTTTTCATCGCCCACCTCCGGAGAACAGACCACCATCGCGCATCTGCCCGGTCACAACATCCATTGCTGCCTTACGGGCTACGTCATAAACAGCCTTCAGCGCCTGTGGCCCTATCTGACCGTTCGTGCCGTCGTTGTTAATCACCACATGGTTATTCTGCTCAAACTTCCCGGACGCCTGCGACCGGCTGTCCGCCAGACTGCCCGGTGTACCGACATAACCACCGGTGGCATAGCCGCGCATCAGCCGGTAGAGATTTCCCACGCCAATCCGGCTGGTTGCCTCCTTCGTGAAGACAAATTCACCACGGTGAACAATCCCCGCTGGCTCATATTTGCCGCCGATCCCCGTAAAACCTCCGGTCGCAAAATGGAATTTCGCCGCAGCAGCCTGAATGGCTGTACCGCCTGACGCTGATGCGCCGCCACCAACAGCTCCGCCAATGGCGCTGCCGATACTCCCGACAATCCCCACCATTGCCTGCTTAAGCAGAATTTCTGTCATCATGGACAGCACGGAACGGGTGAAGCTGCGCCAGTTCTGCTCACTGCCGGTCAGCATCGCCGCCATATTCTGCGCAATACCATCAAAGGTCTGCGTGGCAGCACTTTTAATCTGCGACATACTGTCCGTGGCACTCTCTTTCCACTCGCTCCAGCCGGACTTCAGGCCAGCCATCCAGCTCCCGTTAAGCTGGTCTTCAGCCGCCCAGGTCTTTTTCTGTTCTGACAGGACGTTATTCAGCGCCAGCGTATTATCGCCATACTGTTCCTTCAGGCGCTGTTCAGTGGCTTCCCGCGCTGCCTGCCGGTCTGTCAGCCCCCGGCTTTTCGCATCAATGGCGGCCCGTTTTGCCCGTTGTTGCTGTGCGAATTTATCCGCCTGCTGCGCCAGCGCATTCAGACGCTCCTGATACGTCACCTTGTCGCCAAGTGCCGCCAGCTGGCGTTTGTACTCCAGCGTCTCGTCTTTATGCGCCAGCAGGGATTTCTCCTGTGCGGACAGCTGGCGACGTTGTGCCGCTTCCTCCAGTACAGCGAACTGACTCTCCGCCTTCCACAAATCCCGGCGCTGCTGGCTGATTTTCTCATTCGCTCCGGCATGCTTCTCCAGCGTCCGGAGTTCTGCCTGAAGCGTCAGCAGGGCAGCATGAGCACTGTCTTCCTGGCGATCGCCTGCAGACACTTTCACGCCGGACTGCTTTGGTTTTTTCAGCGTCGCTTCATAATCCTTTTTCGCTGCCGCCATCAGCGTGTTGTAATCTGCCTGCAGGATTTTTCCGTCTTTCAGTGCCTTGTTCAGTTCTTCCTGACGGGCAGTATATTTCTCAAGCGGAGTCTGCAGACGTTCATAAGCCTGCTGCGCCTCTTCGGTATATTTCAGCCGTGATGCCTCAGACTCAGCACGATCTTTTGCTGCCATCTCACTGGCCTTTTCAAGATCTGCCTGCAATGTGGCGGCTGAAAGACCAAGTTGCGCATTCGCCCTGTCCTCCCATGCGCCACGGAGATTGGCAAGAAATGCTGAGGTTTTACCACGCCGGTGGCTCCGGCTCTGATACCACTGCCATTTCTTGTCCGCTTCATCAAAAGCCTTTTCTGCTTTCTCCAGCATTTCCCGGGCAGTGTCCGGGCGACCAATATCCAGCACCGAATCCCACATGGATTTAAATGCCCGTGCTGTCTTATCTGCCCAGGTCTCCAGCGTGCCCATGTTATCTTTCAGGCGGCGGGTCTGGTCATCAAACCCTTTCGTTGCGGCCTCGTTCGCCGCCTGCAATGCCCCGGCTTCATCGCCGGAACGCTGCAACTGAGCAACATACGCAATCTGCTCCGCTGTCACGTTATGGAACTGGCGCGCCATCGCCGTCAGCCCCGACGTCGGGTCTGTGGTCAGCTTCCCGAAGGCTTCAGCAACCTTGTCCACCTCCACGCCCGATGCAAAGGAGAAACGCGCCACACTCTGGCTGATCGCCTCAAACTGCTCACCACCACGCACACCGGCATTCACCAGCGCCGTCAGTGACTCGCTGGTCTGGTTAAACGTCAGCCCTGCCGCCTGTCCTGCTCTGGACAGGACCAGCATACGATCTGCCGTCAGTCCTGCCTGATTACCGGAAAGGACCAGCGTTTTATTGAAACTGGACAGGGTTGAGTCCCCCTGATACCAGGCATACGCCAGCGCTCCGGTGGCAACTGCCAGCGAAGTGAGCCCCACCATCGGCAGGGTGACTGCACCGGCAAGCCCCCTGAACATGGGGATCAACCCACCGAAGGAATCTTTTACCTGACCGCCCTGTTGCAGCAGGATGAGAAACGGGTTCTGCCCCCCTGCAAGCTGCGTGGCCACGTCGGTGAACTGCGCAGGCAGCATACGCATGGCAGCTTTATACTGCCCTACAGAGATACCCGCTTTCTGTGCAGCCAGCGCCTGTCGGCTCATCGACTGCTCAACAACTGCCGCTGTTTTTTTCGCATCACTTTCCGTACCGGAAAAATGACGCCTGACTCTGGCCATCTGCTCGTCAAATCTGGCTGCATCCAGACTTAAATCAACGACCAGATCGCCTACCGGTTCAGCCATACCGGACTCCTCCTGCGATCCCTTCTGATACTGTCATCAGCATTGCGTCATCCTCCGTCATGTCCGGGGAAGCGGGGATAACTTCATTCCCGTCCGGGCCAAAACGAACACCTCCGGCAAGCCCTGCCGCTTTCTGCATCAGCACATCATCTTCAGGCTCTTCGTCAGCCTCGCGCCGGTTCAGCAGACTGAAATCCAGCGGATGCATATCCGGATCGCTGAAAAACAGGCTGAGCACGGTGTACGTCAGCCCGGAAAAGTGCATATCCAGAAGAACATCATGAAAATAATGGGTGCTGTAAAAGCGGTGCCAGTCGGCATACTCCGTGGATGACATCCCGGCAAGCATGGCGCGCCAGTCGGGTCTCCCCATCTCACGCGCCAGTTTCAGGGCAAAACTCAGCTCACCGTCGAACACTTTCCCGCAGAAACAGGCTCTGCAGGCCCGGCGTCCTCTGCCTGTTCAGGGGCATCATTCACCACAAACTCATACATTCCGGACAGCCGGTACACCACGTTTTCAGCATGAGAAATTGCCTCTGTGGGCCAGGTGGTAAGCACTTCCTGCTCAATCTGTTTAACGGCTTCATCCATGGACGGCATCTTTGTCTTCTGCGGATGGTTATGCCACAGGGACATCGCCACCAGAAAAGCACCGGTTCTGATGACGTCTTCCACAGTAAACTTCCGGTTGCTGTCTGACTCCGCCTGTTCTGCCTGCCGTTTCATCAGGTCGAGATGCTCAATACGCTGCAGGGCTGACAGCTCAGAAAGCGTGACGCTCACGCCGTTATATTCAAATGATTCGGTTTTCAGAAACATCGCTGACTCTCCGGATTAGCTGTCGGTGACGTTGATTTCTGCAACCGCAGCAAACTCACCATTACCGGATACAACCGGAATGTTGACCTTACCTGCAGCAACACCGTTCACGGTGATGGTCATACCACTGACCGACACAGTGGCTTTTGTTTTATCCGCTGACACTGCACGGAAGCTCTTGTCGGTTGCGCCTTCCGGCTGGAATGCCACGGTCAGCGTGGTGCTCTTCCCTTTCACCACGGAAGCACTGGCAGGCGTCACGGTCATACCGGTTGCCGCTGTCACCGTACTGCGATCTTCTGCCATCGACGGACGGCCCACATTGGTGACCTTCACCGTGCGGGTGATCACTTCCTTCGCCGTCACCGCCTTACCGATACTGCTGACCCAGCCACGGAACACATCGACCGTGCCGTTCGGGAAGCGGATTTTATAGGCACGGGTATCACCTTCATTAAACCACGCCAGCAGCGCCTGCTGCCCCTGCTCTCCGGGCATCCACGCCAGCGTGAAGCTGGTATCTCCGGCGGATTTCTGCCCCTGCCCGGTCGCAGTCCAGTCCGCATCTTCATCATCGAGATAGCTGTCGTCATAGGACTCCGCGGTCAGTTCGCCGGGCGTCAGGTCTTTAACTTTTGCCAGACGCGACCAGTCAACGTCTGAAAGCGGGTTCGCATAAGGGTCGCCGTTTCCGTTATAAACCCACAGGGTGGTTCCGGCACCTTTCACCGGTATTGCTGGATTTGGTACAGGCATATCGTCCTCACATTTCATAGGTAATGACATAAGTCAGATCGGCTGAACTCCACAGGCCCGCATCATCATCGCGCCGGTAGTCATAGCCGCTGGCCACCATACTGGTGATCAAATCTGACAGTGCCGGGATATCTCTCATCACCGGGTAAATCCGGGACTCCATCCACGTGTCCAGCTCTGAATCCGGCACCTGAGCAGGCAGAAAAACCTCAATATGCAGCTCCGCCTGCCAGGTATCGCTGTCCAGCTCTTCGCCCGTGTATTCAGCGCCGGTGAGATAAACGGCAATTGCCGGAAAGTCCGCCTCATCAAAAACAGCGGGGCGACCATCAAAAAGCGTCGCCCCGGTATCATGTTTCTCCAGTGCATCCAGTATGGCTGCACGGAGTTCAGTATGTTTCATCGCTTTATCGCAATCCTCAGTTGTTGTTTCAGGGCGTATTCCAGTTCTTTCGGCAAACGTTCACGCCGTATCTGTTCAATATTCTGTTTAAACGCCGTAGTCAGCGGCGCCGCCATCGGGATTTTCACCACATCAATGGGGTAACGGTTTTTCCCGGCCACACGCTGCATGACATGCCAGCGACCATTTTTTAATCGCTGGATAAATGCCCGCTGATAACGATGCTGACCGGCCCGTAGCGTACTGTTGGGACGACTTCCGGTGATCCGTATCCCCAGTTTGATGACAGGTAAATCACCGCGGTTAACAATGATTTTTACGTGCGGACTTTTGACCGTGGCCTTTTTCAGTCTGGCCCTTTCCTTTACCAGTTTTCGCCGCACCTTTGTCTCACGGGCAACCTGTGACGCCGACTGATTCATTGCCGTTGTGGCCACGCGGTTAATGGCCATTGCAGAGGCACCGGGCACTGCCGTTTTGCTGATGCGTCTGAGGTTTTCAACAGCCTGCTCAAGGCCTCTGATGGTCATACATCCCCCTGTCAGCGGCGACGGTTAACAGCAGGTGGTACACCCCGCCCAAGCCAGAGATGACAGCTTCCACCATCATCCGGCGAAACCCGGTCTATCCAGAAGTTTTCCTCACCGATGGTCAGCGTGTCGCCGCGGCGCAGTTGCCGCACATCATCAGTCCGGACAAACAGGGACGGGCTTGAGCCTTCAACACGCACGCCCGGTCCGGCATAGCTGATATCTTCAGGGTCATCAAAAACGCCACGTATCACCGCACCGGACTGCTCACCGGATGTCATGGTGGCTGACGTTCCCATGTACCCGCGTATCGTTTCATCGGCGCGGGCGATGGCAGCATCGAACAGGTTATCGAAATCAGCCACAGCGCCTCCCGTTATTGTATTCTGGCCAGGCCACGTTCTGTCATTTCGGCTGCCACACCGGCAGAGACACGAAATGCCGTTCCCGGCAGCACAAATGCCACAGGTTCATCCCGCGTGGCGTGAAGTGCATCAGTATGCAGCGTCACCAGTGCCACGACCGTGACCACCTCATTTTCATGCCCGGTCAGCGCATTTTCCGGGCTGACAGACGTGTCCTGACCGGCAGCGTCATCCGTGTCATCAAGCTCCTCTTCCAGCTCTGCCACACGGAGCGCCAGTTCTTCTTTCGTCCCCGTCAGGCTGACATCACGGTTCAGTTGCTCACCCAGCACCTGAAGACGGGCAATCAGTTCATCTTTCGTCATGGACTCCTCCACAGAGAGAAAAATGGCCCCGAAGGGCCATGATTACGCCAGTTGTACGGACACGAACGCATCAGGATCAGCCAGCAGCATCAGCGGTGCTGACTGAATCATGGTGAACTCACGCGCCGGATCGCCGGTGGTCACCCAGTTTTTCGGGTAGCGGGCAGAGGCGTTAATACCTTCGCGCTGTGCGTCCGCATCCTGAATGCAGCCATAGGTGCGCAGACCGCGTGCCTGAGTGTTACCCAGCACCATCGTGTTGTCCGGCAGGAAGTTCTTTTTGACGTCGTTTTCCACGTACTGTCCGGAATACACGACGATGGCCACATCGCCATACATTCCCTTATAAGACACCGCTTCGCCCAGGTCTTTTACCGCTGTCTCCAGCTCGGAATTAGAGCCGCGACGGGTATCCAGCTTCTCCCTGACGGCTTTGAAGGAACGGAACAGCGCCCAGCCTTTCGGATCAAACACGATGATATTCACCACACCGCTGGCGTTCAGCGCGTAGGCTTCGATATCGTCGGTCGGGTCATACGTGGACTTGTCACGCTTGCTCCACTCCGTACCACCGGACTGTGTGATGTTGTTCGCCGCACTGCGGCCCATATCCACTTCAACCGGATCGAAGGCTTCACCGGTCATGGTGTATTTGCCCCTGAGCACGGCAGAAACTGCCTGCATCTCTTCGACCTGAGCAATGGCCAGCTCTTCGTCTCGCATGTTCTGCATGATGATGCGACGGCGGCGGTAAGCCGGGTCCGCCAGATTCTGCGGATCTTCATCCGGCAGGCGACGCAGGGTCATCTGCGGATTCACCTCATGCTTCGGCTTGACATATCCCGGTGTAAATTCAGAGGTGGAGCCGCCACGGGAGCGGATAACCTTACCGGAAACAATCGGCGAAACGTACAGCGCCATGTTTACCAGTCCCGGAATTTGTGAGAGATAGACTTTCTCCGTGGTGAAGGGATAGCTCTCACGGAAAAAGAGACGCAGAAACAGCGGATCAAACGTAAGCGACTCGTCAGAACCGTATTGATATTTACTGAGAGCTCAGATCAACTTTCCAGGGCAACAGATCGCGTACCCGGTTTGCCGGCCAGTCCTGGATATGTTCAATGACGTAACGCAGCCACTTTTCTGGCTCCACATTGTTCAGACGGCATGTGCCGATCAGCGAGTACAACACCGCCGCATGTTCACCACCGCTGTCGGAACCCGCGAACATCCAGTTTTTCCGGCCTACGGCCACTCCCCGTAAGGCGTTCTCTGCGATGTTGTTGTCGATTTCCACCCAGCCATTACTGCAGTACACGTTCAGTGCATCCCACTGTTTCAGCAGGTATGCGAACGCTTTTGCCGTATCTGAGTGACGCGACAGTGTTTTCATCTGTTGCTGTATCCAGTCATACAGTGACTGCATCAGTGGCGCGGCTCTGGCTTTTCTTGCCGCCAGACGCTGTTCTGCTGAACAGCCCCGGACCTCTGCCTCGATGGCATACAGTTCACCGATACGCTGCAGGGCTTCCGTGGTGATGTAGGTGGGCGCTCTTGCATGCACATCGTGGATTTTTCTCCGGGCATGAGCCATACACGCGGCTTCCGTTATTCTGCCGGATTCGTATAACGCCCGGTAACCACCGTAAGCATCGGCCTGAAGCACACCGCTGTAACCGGCCAGGTGATTTTGTGGATGGATACCTTTCCGGTCCGGACTGTACGCGAACCAGACCGCCGGGGGCATCTGTGAACCGGCGTTACGGTCATCACGGACGTAGACCCACAGCCGGGCTGTCCGGGTTTTACCGCTGCCCGGCTCCTGGACCGGGACGGGGATATCATCAGCATGGACTTTACCGGGCATCAGCACATACTGGCGCAGGACGTCATACAGCGGCTCCAGCAGTTCAGCAACAGCACCTGTCCAGCGCCCCAGTGTGGCACGGCTCAGCTCCACTCCCTGACGACGGTATATTTCTGACTGGCGGTATAACGGCAGATGGTCTGCATATTTCCCGGTGACAACATGGGCCAGAAGCCCCGCTCCGGCATAACTGCGTGCAATGGGTTTTGAAGGTACTGGTGCCTGCACGATATGGTCGCACCGGCAACAGGCCTGTTTCGGACGTTGTGTTTCGATAACCTTAAAGGCGCTGCTGATAAGCTCCAGTTGCTCTGACACATCACATCCCAGAGAACTGAGTTCACCACCACAGGCAGGACAGCATTCCTCTTCCGGCCGGATAACCCGGGTTTCACGGGAAGTGAGGCCGGTAACGGTTTACGGGCTGAAGACTGGCGCAGGGCGGATGGCAGTACCGGGTCATATTGCTCACCCAGCGTTTCCGCCATTTCTTCCTGAAGTGCGCTGATTCGCTCCTGTGCTTCCTGTATCTGCCGTTCGGTTTTTGCACGAAGTTTTTCTGAGCTTTTACCGAACTGCATACGTTGCAGTTTCGCAACCAGCGCCTTCAGCCGGTTGATTTCGGAAGCATAAGCCGCCACCCGCTGTGAGAGCAGGCGGTTGTATTCAGCCATCTGGCGGATGGTGTCCTGTTGCGTCTGCAACAGTGCCCGCAGGCGGGCGTTCTCATGAGCAAGTGAGGTGTCCATATCCTCACTTTACAACGGGTTATATGCGGATTCCAGCGCGTTCCGTTCGTTTCGGGTGCTTCCAGTTGATACCTTCAAGAAGCATGGATAACTGAGCCGGAGTAAGGTGCACCTTGCCGTCACGGGTGACTGGCCAGACGAAGCGGCCCCGCTCCAGGCGTTTGGTGAAGAGGCACAGTCCGTCACTGTCAGCCCACAACACTTTTATCTGGTCACCCCGGCGTCCGCGGAAGATGAACAGGTGTCCGGAGAACGGGTCATCCTTCAGGACGTTCTGAACTTTTGATGCCAGGCCGTTAAAGCCATTTCGCATATCGGTGATACCTGCAACCAGCCAGATACGCGAACCTGCAGGGAGAGATATCATCAGTGGCTGCTCCCTTTTATTTCGCGGATAAGTGTCTGTAATAACGCCGGCGTCAGTTTACCTTTAAGCCTGAGAGTTCCGGCCGGCAGAACCAGCTCACAACACAGACTGTCGGACGGTGTATTTATCTGCTCTGGTTCCTGTGCGGGGGCCGGGATTTTATTATCCGGCTCCGGCGTTAACGTCACGGGAAGCAGTGCCGGCATATTTTTTCCGGAAGGCAGCAGGCCACCTTTCCGGTATTGATGGCGCCAGTTGAAGAGCAGGTTATCGTTGATTCCGTTTTCCCGGGCGATCTGCGCCACACAGGCTCCGGGCTGCAGTGACTGCTCCACTAAGGCGATTTTAAACTCATAAGGGAAGTTGGGCCGCCGGGGACGTTTTTTTACCATGGGGGCTTCGGATATAACGGTGCTTTCAGGACGTACGACTGGTACCGTGGAAAATTGTCCGTAAAGGCAGGCATCAAGTTCCTGCTCCGACATGCCTGCGGGCAAAGGCCACGAAAGGCCAGCTCTCCGAAAGCGCACGAACATACTACAAACTGTTGATTTTGGTACACCCAGGCGACGCCCGGCCACAACCCGGGGTAAATGTTCTTCAAAGTGAAGACGTAAAGCTTCAGTGATCCAGGTCCGGTGTTTCATACGATAGTGTCCATTAAAAATGATGGACATTATTTTTGTAGAGCCGGAGGAAACAGACCAGACGGTTTAAATGAGCCGGTTACGATCAAACTTAAATTTCTTCTCATTTGCCGCCAGCAGCTGGGCGGTTGTGTACATCGACATAAAAAAATCCCGTAAAAAAAGCCGCACAGGCGGCCTTTAGTGATGAAGGGTAAGGTTAAACGATGCTGATTGCCGTTCCGGCAAACGCGGTCCGTTTTTTCGTCTCGTCGCTGGCAGCCTCCGGCCAGAGCACATCTTCATAACGGAACGTGCCGGACTTGTAGAACGTCAGCGTGGTGCTGGTCTGGTCAGCAGCAACCGCCAGAATGCCAACGGCAGCACCGTCGGTGGTGCCATCCCACGCAACCAGCTTACGGGTGGAGGTATCCGGCATCAGCGGGGTCATTGCAGGCGCTTTCGCACTCAATCCGCCGGGCGCGGTTGCGGTATGAGCCGGGTCACTGTTGCCCAGCGGCTGATAATGGGTAAAGGTTTCTTTGCTCGTCATAAACATCCCTTACACTGGTGTGTTCAGCAAATCGTTAACGGCATCAGGTGCCGGGTTACCTGCAGCCAGCGGTGCCGGTGCCCCCTGCATCAGACGATCCAGCGCAGTGTCACTGCGCGCCTGTGCACTCTGTGGTGCAGCGGCCAGAATGCGGCGGGCCGTTTCCACGGTCATACCGGGGGTTTCTGCCAGCACGCGTGCCTGTTCTTCACGTCCGTGAGCCTCCTCACAATTGAGGATCCCCATAATGCGGCTGTTTTCTGCCGCAACCGCTGCGGTGATCTGCGCGTTCACGTCCGGCTGCGCCGCGCTGGCGTTTTCGCCCTCCGTCGCTGTCACCACGCCAGTAACATCAGCCTGCGAAGCAGTGGCTGAAACAGTTGTTGATTGAGTCTCTTTGGTCATTCGCCCTCCTGAGAGACGGGGTTTACGTGCATCCAGTGCATCACGCATGACGGTGATCGCATCGGTGCTGTTAACAAGTTCATCAGCCAGTCCGGCATCAATGGCCTCATGACCGCTGTACACTGCGGCCTCGGTATCCAGCACGGCCTGCACGGACAGGCCGGTATATGCCGACACCTTCTGTGCAAACATCCGGCGGGTTGTATCCATCCGGGACTGCAGTGTTTCCCGGACGTCATCCGGAAGATGGCTGTAGGGGTTGCCATCCACCTTATGGCTGCCGCTGTAAATCAGAGTGATTTCCACGCCCTGTTTCTCCAGCGCAGCACCGTAATTACTGTGAGCCATCATGACGCCGATGGAGCCTGTCCGGGCGGTCTGCGTGACCAGACGCCGGGAGGCGGCGCTGGCAAGCAGCTGACCTGCACTGCAGTTCATGTCGTTGGCCAGCGCCCATACCGGTTTTATGTCTCGCACACGGGCGATGATGTCAGCACAGTCAAATGCTCCCGCCACCATCCCGCCCGGTGTGTCCATATCCAGCAGAATGCCGTCCACCATCGGATCGCTGGCAGCCTGTTGCAGACGGGCGATAATGCCGTTGTAACCGGTCATTCCCGAATACGGCTGCAGCGCCCGCGTCCGGCTGACCAGCGTACCGGACACCGGCAGCACGGCGATGCCGTTCATGACCTGATAACTGCGGGCCTGTCGTGGTCCGTCATCATCACCGGATAACGCCAGCGCCGCGGGTGCCTCTCCGGCAGTCAGGCTGTCGCCGGATACTGCATCCGTCAGGCGGCTGATCCCAAGCTGGCCTGCAAGCGCACAAAAGAAAACCCGCGCATAGGCGGGTTCAAGCATCAGCGGCTCATTAAAAGCCATGCTGGCAATATGCGGGAGATTACGCAGCTCTGCTGTCACTCTTCTCCTCCTCTGTTGATTGTCGCAGTCCGGATTCAAATGCCGCAGCCGCCCAGGCGGGCGGTTTAAGACCGGCTGCACGGCGCTCCATCGTTTCACGGACCTGCTGGGCAAAAATTTCCTGATAGTCGTCACCGCGTTTCGCGCACTCTTTCTCGTAGGTGCTCAGTCCGGCTTCTATCAGCATCACCGCTTCCTGAACTTCTTTCAGACCATCGATGGCCATACGACCGGAGCCTATCCAGTCGCAGTTCCCCCAGGCACTGCGGGCTTCCTGAAAGCTGAAGCGCGCTTTTGAAGGTAACGTCACCACGCGGCGAACGATGGCCTCTTCCAGCCAGCACAGAAACATCTGGCTCGCCTGACGGGATGCGACGAATTTTCGCCGCCCCATAAAGTACGCCCACGACTCGTTCGCACTGGCCCGTGCCGTGGAGTAGCTCATCTGGGCGTAATTCCGGGAAAGCTGCTCATAGGAGACACCCAGCCCGGCAGCGATATACCGCAACAGTGACTGCTCAAACACGGAGTAGCCGTTATCCGTGTCCTGAGCCGTCTGCAGGTTCAGTGAGTCCCCCGGCATCAGGTGCGGCACTTTTGCGCCTCCCAGACGGACCGGTGCTGCGGCGTAATACGCGGCAATTTCACCAATCCAGCCCGTCAGCCTTTCCCGCTGCTCCTGACTGTTCGCGCCCAGAATAAAATCCATCGCTGACTGCGTATCCAGCTCACTCTCAATGGTGGCGGCATACATCGCCTTCACAATGGCGCTCTGCAGCTGCGTGTTCTGCAGCGTGTCGAGCATCTTCATCTGCTCCATCACGCTGTAAAACACATTTGCACCGCGGGTCTGCCCGTCCTCCACGGGTTCAAAAACGTGAATGAACGAGGCGCGCCCGCCGGGTAACTCACGGGGTATCCATGTCCATTTCTGCGGCATCCAGCCAGGATAGCCGTCCTCGCTGACGTAATATCCCAGCGCCGCACCGCTGTCATTAATCTGCACACCGGCACGGCAGTTCCGGCTGTCGCCGGTATTGTTCGGGTTGCTGATACGCTTCGGACTGACCATCCGGAACTGTGTCCGGAACAGTCGCGACGGGCTGGTATCCCAGGTGGCCTGAACGAACAGTTCACCGTTAAAGGCATGCATGGCCACACCTTCCCGAATCATCATGGTGAACGTGCGTTTTCGCTCAACGTCAATGCAGCAGCAGTCGTCCTCGGCAAACTCTTTCCATGCCGCTTCAACCTCGCGGGAAAAGGCACGGGCTTCTTCCTCCCCGATGCCCAGATAGCGCCAGCTTGGGCGATGACTGAGCCGGAAAAAAGACCCGACGATATGATCCTGATGCAGCTGGATGGCGTTGGCAGCATAGCCGTTATTGCGTACCAGATCGTCCGCGCGGGCATTGCCACGGGTAAAGTTGGGCAGCAGGGCTGCATCCACACTTTCACTCGGTGGATTCCACGCCCGCAACTGCCCACCAAATCCGCTGCCACCGCCGTGATAACCGGCATATTCACGCAGTGATGTCATGCCGTCCGGCCCCAGAAGGGTGGGAATGGTGGACGTTTTCATACATAAAATCCTGCAGGTCCCCTGCGTCGCTGTGTCATGCCGGTCTGCACTTCCAGCTCCGCAATGTATTTTTTCAGGTCAGACACGGAAGTGGCCGTAAACTCCACTCTCCGTCCGTCTTTCTGTACCGTTGCCACCCGTTTTCCTGTCATCAGGTCATGCAGTGCCGCACGGGCAGCGGCAAGTTCTTCCTGTCGCGTCATTCATCCTCTCCGGATAAGGCACGGGCGTAATCTGCCAGTGTTTTCTTGTTGGTTGCTGCACCATCCTCTTCCTGCAGGCTCGCCAGCAGCGCACTGAGATCCAGCTGCCAGCGGGAAATACTGATGCGCAGCGCCGCCAGCGCATAAACGAAGCAGTCGAGTGCCTCATTGCGTCGCTTTTTGCTGTCCCACAGTATTTTTTTCCTGCCATCCACCCATTTTTCGACCTGCTCTTCAGCAGTCAGCTGCTGCGCTTCGGTCAGATCAAAAATATCCGGGTTATTCGGGAAGTGAACGGCACCGGGAAGCGGTTCATCCCCTTCCGGCGTCAGTGTGAAGCGGTTATAAATTTGCTCTTTCGCGGTATCCGTACCGATTTCGGTAAGGTAAACCCCGTTTTTGTTTCGCTTACGTGGCATGCTGGCCACCGGCTTTCCGTAGACGGATGCACCTTTAATGGGGATCACCCTGAACAGCCCATGTTTTTTCGAGCGTTCATACACAATGGTCGGGTCAATCCCTCCAGTATCCCAGCAGATACGGGATACCGACATTTCTGCACCATTCCGGCGGGTGTAGGTTTTATTGATGGCCTCATCCACACGCAGCAGCGTCTGCTCGTCGTCGTGGCGGCCCATAATAATCTGCCGGTCAATCAGCCAGCTTTCCTCACCCGGCCCCCATCCCCATACGCGCATTTCGTAGCGATCCAGCTGGGAGTCGATACCGGCGGTCAGGTAAGCCACACGGTCAGGAACGGGCGCTGAATAATGCTCTTTCCGTTCTGCCATCACTTCAGCATCCGGACGTTCGCCGATTTTCGCCTCCCACGTCTCACCGAGCGTGGTGTTCACGAAGGTTTTACGTTTTCCCGTATCCCCTTTCGTTTTCATCCAGTCTTTGACAATCTGCACCCAGGTGGTGAACGGGCTGTACGCTGTCCAGATGTGAAAGGTCACACTGTCAGGCGGCTCAATCTCTTCACCGGATGACGAAAACCAGAGAATGCCATCACGGGTCCAGATCCCGGTCTTTTCGCAGATATAACGGGCATCAGTAAAGTCCAGCTCCTGCTGGCGGATGACGCAGGCATTATGCTCGCAGAGATAAAACACGCTGGAGGGATCATCCGGCGTCCATTTGAGGCCAAACGGCGTCTCTTTGTCGCCAAATTTAAGATACTGCTCCTCCCCGCAGTGCGGGCAGGCAACATGAAAACGCATAAAATGCGGGGATTCACTGGCAGCACGCTCAATCTGGCAGGTGCCTCTCACTTTGGGCGTGGAGCCACGGATGGACTTTGGCCAGACCGAGCCTTCAATACGCTTATCGCCCAGGAACGTCGGGGAGCCTTCCTGTTCAATATCATCATCAAAGGCAGCAAGTTCATCATAACCCGCCACATCCACCGATTTTTCACGGTAGTTTTTTGCCGCTTTACCACCCAGGCACCAGAAGCCACGCCCATTGGTGAAACGCTTCATGGTGAGCGTGTTATCCCGGTGCTTTTTGCCATACCACGGAGCCAGCGCCAGCAGCGACGGAATATCGCGGATGGTCGGCTCAACGTGGGTTTTCATAAAGTTCTCGGCATCACCATCCGTCGGCAACCAGATAAGGGTGTTGCGCTGCTTATGCTCTATGAAGTAGGCATAAACACCCAGCAGCATTTTGGAATAACCAACACGGGCAGACTTCACCACATTCACCTCGCGGATGTAGTCGCTGCCCATCGCATTCATGATGGCCCGCTGAAAGGGCAGTGTTTCCCAGCGCCCTTCCTGGTATGCGGATTCTTTCGGGAGATAGTAACTGGCGTCCGCCCATTCAACGGCGGTCATTGGCAACGGTCTTTTCAGGACTGAGAGACCCGCCTTCACTGCCAATACGAAATTATTCATCTGTATTTCTGTAATACTCATCCGCAAATTCCTTCATTTTTTCAGCAGATTCAACGCATTTATTAGCTCCCTTCGCAACAAGCTCTTTCAGATAAGCCAATTGTCTGCCTGTCAACTCAGGGAATTTTCTTTGCATCGAAAGCGGAATACTGTCCAGAACAGATGCCAGTTCTCCGGATAACCGGGACAGTGCAAAAACAGAGAAAGCGGTATCAATCACTTTATGCTCTGCAACCTGGTTTTTTAACCGCTGAGCAATAGCCTGTTCTTCCGTCAGATTAACCCTGGCCTGAAGTAGCCTTTCCTCAAGGTTATTTTCACCATCTGAAGATTTCTGGTTTTGCTGACGTCGCTCGCGATCTATCTCCAGTACAGTTTTAACGTCATAGAAAACCTCTCTCCCCCGGCGCTCAACAGGAGGGACACCCCATTTATCAAATGCCTGTACTGAGATACCGATGGAGGAGGCCATGTCGCTTTTATTCAATAAAAAGGCCACAGCTCCTCCATAAACCACCGGCAAAAAAGCAATACAACAACCCCGTTTTTTGTAAAACCCTCTGATTTTACATGCTTTTTCGTATAAGAAAGCTCATCAGGTTGTTGTATTTGTTTTTCTTTCTTATTACTTATCAAGTAGATATATCAAACGATAAAACAACAACCACCACCTCAAAAAAACTCATAAATAGCGAAAACCCGCGAGGTCGCCGCCCCGTAACCTGTCGGATCGCCGGAAAGGACCCGTAAAATGATAATAATTATCATCTACATGTCACAACGTGCATCTACGCCATCAAACCACGTCAAATAATCAATTATGACGCAGGTATCGTATTAATTGATCTGCGTCAACTTAACGTAAAAACAACTTCAGACAATACAAATCAGCGACACTGAATACGGGGCAACCTCATGTCAACGAAGAACAGAACCCGCAGAACAACAACCCGCAACATCCGCTTTCCTAACCAAATGATTGAACAAATTAACATCGCTCTTGAGCAAAAAGGGGCTGGGAATTTCTCAGCCTGGGTCATTGAAGCCTGCCGTCGGAGACTAACGTCAGAAAAGAGAGCATATACATCAATCCAAAGTGATGATGGATGAACATCCCGGTTTCTTCCACCATCGCACCGGAAAAGCGACTATGAGGGTAACCCTGCGTCTGTCAGCACAGTAAAACCCGGTGTGCATCGTTTTTGATTATTCCCGCACACTCACGCAGAAGGAATTCCCCGTCGGGCTACGGTCATGGTTAATGCGGGAATACGGCGACGATACAGCGCATAATGTGTCAGGCTTGAATACCTTTATCCGTTAAAAGGGATATCAGTTAAGTTATCCCGTGTAGGGTATAAGCCATTATCAAGCCCACCAGTAGATGGGCTTTGTAATGGCTACTTCGCTTTTGCTTCCGCTCGCTTACGCCGGCGCTCTTCTTTCCTCTCGGCTTTTGCCATGTCCATGAATGCCTGCATGATCGAGTTCCGCATCATGTAGCTAACAAAGTGATGATTGACACAGCCGTTGAGGCGCAGCTGCTCGCCAAACTCATCCACCGAGGCCAATGCTTCCATCATGCTCTTCTCGCCTTTCATGAACTCTGAGAAGTCGCGCCCCGCTCTGGAGGCGCATTCAATGACACGATCACTCATCCCGGAAGCCCGGGGATCGAAATCTGCAACTGGTTAGCCAGGGAGTTAATTTCAGCGATCAAACCAGGTTTCGTGTAGCGCCATGCCGCGAGGCCTTGTCCACAGAAGCTCGCCATGTCTTTCTTCTGGTCAAACTCATGACATTTCATGTTGAGCTGCGCACTTAAGCTGTTCCGATGATGAAGCTCTCCGGTGAAGTAATCATCGAGGACTTTATAGGCTGCATATTTAAATCCGGGGTTTAGCCATGCTGCGTAATCATAAGCAACGAACTTTCCGCCATAAGTTCCACCGTGCGCACCGCGTTCCGTAAAAACCACAGATTCGTGGTTTTTCTCCAGCTCGGCTAAGAACTCTTTGGTCTGCTTGTTTCTCAGGTAGTGGTACGGCGATTCAGATTCACTTTTACCACTGGCTTTCCACATGTCAGTGAGGCAGATCATTCCTGATTCATCAACACGGATCGGTGTATTAAAAAGCGTGATTGCTTTCATAGCGTCTTTACCTTTTAGAAAGTGAGCCTGTCTCACAGAAAAACCGCCCGAGAGAGGTCGCCACCTATAACGGCAATTCTCAGGCCCGCTTACTGAAAGGCTCTCGTTAATATGCGCGTGAGATGCGCGTTTACTGCGGATATAAAAAGCCCCGCATCGCGAGGCTAATTAAATGGACTTTGTGATTTGCAAAAAAATTATTTCAGGCACTGAGTCCTGATGTACTCCTGCAGGTAGTTAACCTGCGCGGTTATCCTGTCGATCCCACTTCTGAGACGGTAATAATTGAGTTCAGCATCTGCTGTAAGTCCTGGGCTTTCTCCATCGCCCATGCTGCTGGCTCCGGTCGTTGACTTTGCACAGGTGGCGGAGACTTGCAGGCGCTTACGCCCAGCAGAAACATCAGCACGGAGACTTTCGATAGTCGCATTAGCATCAGCAAGCTCCTTTGTGTATCTGGCGTCAAGTTCTGCTACATCACGTTGCCGCTTCTGCATATCAGCGATGATGGATGTGGCTTTATCGCGCTGCTCTTTGTAGGCGATGGCGTTATCACGGTAATGATTAACAGCCCATGAAAGGCAGACGATGAGGCAGATGACCAGAACGTAGATAATCGCGGTTACTCTGCTCATTGTTGCCCCCACAAACAGACTTCACGCTCAATCTCACGGCGAGTCATCAGCCCTTTCCATTGCTTACCGCCAGCGTATGTCCAGCGCCGTAGCTGATCACATGCGCCTTTGATATCGCCCTGGTTTATTTTGCGAAGAAGCGTCGATGTTCTGAAATTGCCAGCGCCCACGTTGTAAACGAACGAGTAAAGAGCGCCGCGCGTTGTTTCCGGTATATCGACTTTGATGTACGGGTTTATTTGTCTGGCGACCGTGGCAAGGTCTTTATTCAGGAGGGCTTTGCATTCTGCTTCGGTATACGTTTTACCGGGCATGATGTCTTTTCCGGTGTGTCCGTGACATACAGTCCATACGCCAACGATATCTTCGTATGGTATGTAGCTGACACCTTCCAGGCCATCGTCACCACTCGGACCAGTGATGAGCACAGACGCTATGGCAACAGCCCCACCACCAATAGCAGCAGCAACGGCTTTTCGTAATGATGGAGGCATTATTCACCTCTCGCAGCCTTACGCTTGTCTTCTTTAATCTTGAAATAAAGGTTTGTCAGATACGTCAGCAAGCCAAATACCAGACTACCCAGCACACCTATTGCCGCCCACTGTGAGGGCGTGACTTTATCGAGCAACTGTAAAAACCAGTACCCGGCACTACCTGCTGAGGTGCCATAGGCGACACCCGTTGTTAACTTATCCATGGATTTCATAACCCCACCTCGCAGATGCGGGTGCTGTGTAATGGAAATAAAAAGGCCACCTGACGTGGCCACCAGATTATTTCCCCACCAGCTCGTTTATCTCTTTCACTGTCTGGTTAAACCGCTCTGACTCAAGCTCAACACCTAAGGCCCGACGCCCCAGCGCCATTGCTGCTTTTATTGTGGAACCGGATCCCATAAAAAAATCAGCAACCAGATCACCTGGTCGACTACTGGCATTGATTATTTGCCTGAGCATATCCGCCGGTTTCTCACACGGATGTTTCCCCGGGTAGAACTGAACGGGTTTATGCATCCAGACATCGGTATAAGGCACGGAGACTGATACGGAGAAATAGCGCCGGAGAGATTTAAACTCATCCAGCAATTCAGAATATTTGCGATTCAGTGAATCATAAGATGCCACCAGCTGGTGGTGTGGTTGTTCCAGTTGTTGTTCCTGAAACTTCTCTGCCGCTATACGGGAAAACAGTGCCTGTAACTTCCGATAGTCAGCCTCATTCGGCAACTGCCACTGACTGGCACCAAACCAGTGGGAAACCATATTTTTCTTACCTGTGGCTTCGGCAATTTGTTTTGCCGTTATACCCAGTTCGGCACGAGCATCCCTGAAATACGATATCAGCGGTGCCATTATGTGCTGTTTGAGTTCCCTTTCTTTTGCTGCATAGCCGTCACTTTTGCCGCGATATGGCCCCTGGTAATGTTCAGCAAACAGAACGCGCTCTGTGGCAGGAAAATATGCGCGCAGACTTTCTTTATTACACCCATTCCAACGTCCGGACGGCTTCGCCCAGATGATATGGTTAAGCACGTTGAAACGTTCACGCATCATGATCTCAATATCAGATGCCAGGCGATGCCCACAGAACAGGTAAAGGCTTCCGGCAGGTTTCAACACCCGCCAGAACTGGGCCAGACAGTGGTCCAGCCACTTAAGGTAATCTTCGTCCCCTTTCCACTGATTGTCCCAACCGTTGGGTTTCACCTTGAAGTACGGCGGATCGGTAACAATCAGGTCAATGGAATCATCAGGCAGGGACTGAATAAAATGCAGGCAATCAGCGTTGATTAAATCAACACTGTTTATTTTTACAGTATTTTTCATGGATCAGTAAGCGTAACTCTGGTAGGCTCACTCTGCTTTTGCGCTAAAGCAGTGGGCCGTGGTTCGCTTGTGACCAGTAAGCATGAGCGAATGGCTGGCAGGTGCTACCAACACCCACCAGCCGCCCATTTTCACAGCAGGAAACCGCCATTACTGGCAGCGTCTGAATTTATTCCCGTACCCGCCGTTATCCTTCGCCAGCCCCGCCAGAACTAACTGAGTCAGTATTAACTGGCACCGGGCTTCGCTTACTCCGGTAGTTCTCGTCATCATGCGTGGCGTTACCCACTTGTCAGCAGGTAAGAAATGAAGGACTGCGGCGGCGGTTTCTGTCATATCTTGCTGTTTTAGCATGTCTTTTTCCCTTCTGGTTAACATGACATACCAATAACTCTTGTCTAAAAAGCCAGCAAGATAAAAAGTCAGTATTCACGACCACCAGCGTGTTTACTGTACTGCACCAAGTTTACAGGTACAAAAAAACCCGCTCAGTGGCGGGTTCTTAAATCTTATCAACGGTAGACATACAAAGCCCATCGTTGTGAAAATCTTATCCATATTTTTTGAAAAATGCAAGCATCATGTCGTCATCTTCGGCGAAAACCATTTATCTTGTCACCTTTCTCAATTGTATCTCTGCATATGCTTCTTCCTGCCAGCACTTTGTAACCAGTTTATCAATGACATCTGCATATCCTTTGTACCACTGATAATCCGTCAGGTCTGGTACCAGCTTCTGGACATGAAGCCGCGCCAGTGTGGTTGGTAAACGGCTAAACCGGTTTCCATTGCAACGCCCACAAACCTTATAAACAGGCGTGCCATGAAGCCGGGTTCTTTTTTCATCCAGGACAATACCTTTACCCTTACACCCTCTGCACGCTGTGCTGACTTCTCCCTTACCATGACAATGCTGACACAGTTCCTTCACCCACTCTTCCTTGATAACAGATTCCCCGCTTCTGGAGTGTTTCACCACCTCGCGCAATACATCATGAAATCCAGTACCAGCACAATGCTCACAGCGAGCCTTACTTGCCGCAGACCTGGAATAATCAGCAAAGGCAAAATTCACAAGGTAAGGAATGATCTGTAGCCGGGTTTCTTCACTCAATTTGTTCAATGTCGGGTTATCCAGTGCCATCGCGTAATTGAACAGACCTTCAATCGCAAACTGAGGATCCTGAACACCAACTTTTGCCAGGAATAAGGCAAACCCAAGCGGTGCTTTCGACTGCACCATCCCCTGCGCAGCCATTACATCCGTAATTGTTAAACCACCAGAGCCTGTCGCCGGTGCGTCATCGCTCAATTTTGGAGATTTTGGGGAGTAATATTTCGGTAAGGCTTCAAGGTTCATGCTCGTTCTCCACTTACGCCAGTACGCCTATTGCCAGCGCACGATCGATAAAACGAAATATCAGCTCCAGCTGGGAGCCATACTTCTCTTCAAATGCCACGGTATCCGCATGCAGCTCGTCGTGATGCTTTCTGCACAAAGGCAACACAAAGAGGTCATGCGCTTTTGTACCCATTCCCCCCTGACCGTGGCCTATCAGGTGGTGGGGATCATCAGCAGGCTTTCCACAACATGCACACGGCTGTGTCTTAACCCAGCGCGTGTACTTTTCATTAACCCAGCGGCGACGTTTTGGGCGTAACATAAAAGACTCCGGCGACTCCGGATCCACTTTCAGCGCCAGCACCTTTTTCGCCTTATCCTGGATGATGCTGGTGGCAGGAACCGAAGGCACAAGGTCACTTTCCCGGGTGACAGACGGCACAACAGGCTTCGGTAATCTCAGTGCCTTACGGGCTGCACTTTCCGGTAAGGCATCCGCCAGGTCATTACGAATCAGCCACCAGCACAGTTCCGGCATTGTCACAACGTGACTATCATCAAAACCGAGATCCCGACGCACAACAGACAACACCCAGCGGGCACAGTTATCCGTTGCCATTGATTCCAGCCGTTCCGTGAACTGATCGCGCAGCTGGTTATCGCAGTGCCAGCACAGACGGATTGCGCCCGGCGCGTGTCGCATTGTTGTCATGTTCTCGCTGTGCCAGTCGGAATGAGGCCACTGGCAGCCTTTTTCACGAAGTAACCAGCTTTCAAGACATTCCACGCCACCAACACGACGGATCACTGCCTCATTGCGGAACACGGCCCGAACGGCAGGATCATCCGCCAGCGGTTGTGATGCCGCCGGAACGGCACCACTGGCGAAAGATGAATAACGTTCCGGCTCAGGCTCCAGCAGGACACGCCCCTGCATAAACAGGGGCATCAGCTCTGAACCTGGCCTGAACAATACGATCCCCATACGCGGGGCAATTTCAGGGGTCAGTAGTGCTCTCACGGTCACCTCAATGAACGGTATCGAGCAGCTTTAACAGCTCAGGGAATCGGGATTCGAAGAAATGCGGCTGCGTCTCGCGCGGATTTGCGGGACTGGTGATGTTCTTGCCGAACATGCAGCCTTTCGCTGTCAGCGACCAGAATTTTTTGATGTTGTTAATCGCGGTACGGCTGTATCGTTCGCGTTGTTCAACGATCCCCAGCTTCGCCATCTGGTGATATGCCTGATTAGCCGTAAGGCGGATACCACACTGTTTCAGCAGCGCACTCAGCGACAGCGTAGGGCGACTTGAGCCATCAGGCGCGTCAGCAGGAGCATCAATGGCATAGCGCGGTGCCAGATTCGGTAAGCCAACAGCCTCCTGGAGTTTCTGACAGGCACCAAGCACTGAAGAGTTAGACAGGTTTAACTCCCGGCGCATAAAGTCCAGCAGAATCACTCCAGCCTGCATCTTGTCAGCAGCCTGCCCGGATAATTTTTCCGGTGCGCTGGTTACCATATCGAAAGTACGGATCACCTTCAGATGGAATGACGGACTGATCCACATTGCATAGGCATACACCAGTTCTTTGCAGACATACGTCCCCTGGTTATTTCCGCCACGAATAACGTTAACTGGCTCTATATTGACCGAGTTGCAAATCTGCAACTCGCTTATTAAACGTTCAGTTTGCTCATTGCGGAGCCAGAATGCAGGCTTATGCTTATCCAGAGAACCGGCAGCCCTGTGTAGATCGTTCAGGCTGTAACGCCCATAAGCATCACGACGAACTTCAATACCATCAATGACCATCAGATTATTCATACTTCGTTTCTCCTCTTAATCAGGCGGCTGCACCCGCCGTTTTCTCGTACTTACTGATAGTGATCTCGACCTTCCCTTTCGGGATAACCGGTCCCCACTCCACCAGCATTCTTTTCACCTGTCTGTCGTCTTCCCACACACCCGCGTGGGTCAGGGCGTCAAACAGCGCCTTGTTATAGTTGTCCAGATCGCGGATCCGGTTATCCGGAGGAAACAACACGATCTCCACTGAAGCAGGTGCCGACGTTGGTTTCGGCAGACGACGTAACTGCTCAACTATTGCTGCACACGCCGCGCTCTGGAATTTGCGCCCCGCCGCGCTTATCAGGCTCTTACCTGCAAACGCCCCTTTGTTGGGGTGTCGCCAGTACGTGTTCACGCTGGGCGGGAAAGGCAGGATCAGCTTCATACTTTCAGGCCCCTCTCATGTAACCAGTGGGCTGCACGCAGCCTGGCGTTTTCCTCACCGGCAAGCAGTGCGCGGATAATCCCGACCGCCTCGCTGTCGTCGTCCTTCACCGCGGTATGAAGCGTTATCCCCCGGGCCACGCCACGCTTTATCGTGATGACGCCTTTTTTCTCCAGTGCGCGAAGATGCTCCACCGCTGCATTCACTGAACGGTATCCCAGCATGGTTGCCACCTCCTGATTGGTTGGCGGAAAGCCACGCTCTTTCTGGTAAGAAATCAGCATATCCAGCACCTGCTGCTGGCATTGAGTTAACGTCGTCATGCCGCCATCTCCCTGACCAGTTTTTCTGCCTGCTGGCGAACCTGCGCCAGAAAGGCCTCACCACATGCCTCAAGTTCATCGCGCCCGATATAGCTGATTGCCGATCCCTTCCAGGTCTTATCGAAAACAGCAATAGCACCAGCGAAGAACGCTCCTGTCGGCACCTGCTTCTCATCCTTCGGGATAAACCAGACAGGCAGTTCAAAACCAATACGCCCGCGAATAAAAGCAATATGGTCTGCATCTTCCGGCCACCACACTTCGCTGGTGGCAGCTTTGATCAGGAAAACATAGCGCCCGCCCTTATCACGCATGGCACTGGCATGTTTCATGATGTAACGCATGCCGGTGATGTATTGCCCCTCATGCTGACTGGCGCGGCTGTATGGGGGATTACCAAAGGCAGCACCTTTAAGCTCCGCAAGACGTTCTGACCAGTCATGCGCCAGCGCGTTGTCTTCCGCCGTGTAATACGCAGCACATTTGGTGTTATCACCGTCAGTGAACAGATCCAGAACAAACGGGCCAAACAGGGTGTTAATTCCCCAGAAAATGTTGTCCGGCGTGCGCCACTGATCGCCCACTTCCTTCAGTTCATGGGCTGGTTTGTTCCGCAGTTCCACCAGCGCCTGGCAATATTTATTACTCATTAAGCCCCCACGAAATTCCCTGACAGATACCACTCTTCACCCGATGCAGCGCGCTTGCTGCTTTTCCGTAAGCACCGCTCACGACGTGCCAGAAAATTGTTTCGTTCTGGCTGGGAGTGGCTTTCACGGAATGCCGCCATCCACACCGTTGCAGCACGACGGTATAAGCCCCTGGACTCCAGTTCTTCAGCCTGGCGGGTCAGGCACAAAATCACACGGGGATCGTTAGTGCCGACATAGAAATTGCGCACAGGTCTGGTTTCACGAACTGGTTGTGGTTCCGGTTCCTGCGCTCTCTCAGTCAGGCGCGGGAAATGTCTGCGTGTATCTCCTTCACAACGGTGAGCCACACGCCCACTCTGACGTAACTTGCTTGCTGACTGCAGAACGCGCTGCCGTGAGTAACCTGCAAAAGCATCCGCAATGTCTCCGGAAGTACACCCCGGATGGGCTTCAATGAATTTCTGAACGTCATTCAAAAGACTCATGATCACCCCCTGAATCCTGCCGGGATCTGGCTGTAGTCCACGTTGTCGTAACTGGCTTTGAAGTACGGGTCCTCACGTCTGGCTGCAGATACCGCAGGAACTTCCCAGGATTCTTCGAAATGACGATCCGGACCAAAGAACGTGACAGCCTGTTTCACAAATTGTGTGCCGCTGTTACCCATCGCAGATACCCAGCCCGCATAGCGTTTCACACCTTCCAGCATGGTTTCGGGGTTTACCCCCTCATTCAAACGGGCTTTCCAGGCTTTGAAGGCTGCAGATTTTGAATTGCCACCAGCACGTTTGGGATATGCCAGCCATGCCTGCTCAAACTCCGGAGAGTATTCCGGTCGGTTTGAACGAACTCGCACAGACTCATCAGCAGATGCACCAACAGCTATTGGTTCATTGACTGGTTCTTTGACTGGTTCAAAAGAGTGACTGGTTCTGGGTGAATCTCCTGCACTACCCCCTGGTGCAACTCCTGCACTACCTGGTGAATTTGCTGCACCAGATAGTGAATTATTTGCACTACCCCCTAGTGAATCTCCTGCACCATCAAGATGAAGAAGATAGATATTACTTGAGTTACCTTTTTCACCTTTCCGGGTGACTTTTTTTACCAGCCCGGACTCACAGAGGGCCGCAATATGATTCATCACAGAACGTTTGCTAATCTCGCACTGATCAGCGATATGCTGATAGCTGGGCCAGCACTCGCCCTGATCGCTGGCATTATCAGCCAGCTTGATCAGAACCAGTTTTCGCAATGGATTACCCACTCGAATTTTCATCGCTTTAACCATCAGCTCCATACTCATGCTGCACCTCCGAGATGCTTCATGTTTTTTCCGGAGCGAAAGGCTATAAGCGGCATACTGACGCGGTAATTACGGCCCAGCGGTTCACAAATCACCTTCTGACATTCACGGTCAACCAGGCTAACACGTAGAACATGCCCTGCAGGTGTGGTGTACCACTGACCCGGACGAGGACAACGGAAAGTCTGATTGGTAAACCGTTTGAAAATATTCCGGATCATTTGCGCCCCCTTACCTCTGAAGGGTTCAGCGACAAATTTATGAGGCAGGCCAGCGCCGAAGCATCATTAATATAGTCATACAAGCTAACAGCCAGCGGAGATTCGGCTTTTGCCAACATAGGATAAAGCTGCTGCAGCCAGACCTGATGAATTGATGAAATGTAGGAATAGAGAACGCTGGCGTTATGTGCAACGTCGCTCGGTACAGGGGGTTTTGAAAGCTGTTTCTCCATCTGGTTAAAGGCATTGATATATGCCTCTTTGAACTGGGCAGCACGTTTACCCGTGAAACCCATAGCAAGAAACGCAAAGCCGTCGCGGGTTATTTGATAGCAAGGTAGTTTGCGGCCTGTGCAATCGGTGTAATCACTCACCGAAAAATTGCGGGCAGTGAATGATGCGGAGCATTCAAGCGTGCGGATCTTTTTCAGTACATCGTCATGACGTTTGGAGAAGAAGTTGGCAACAGCCAGGGATGAAGTAACAGCCTGACCATCAACGATGGCAATTTCAGGTTGAGTGAGGGTTGGGATCGTAGCCATGATGGCAGCCTCTTTGGTGATTTTAAATAACTCACCACCAAGGCTTTCCACGACCTTATTGGTGGTGAGACGTACAGGGGTGGAAATACCGGTCACCAAAGAACCCGGCCCAACCGAAGTTGGCCCTGCACGCCCCACCATAATTTGGGCGTAATGCTGCTCATGACACAAAAAAACCGCAAGAGCGCGGTTGTGCGCTTTGGTGAATTCCGGGTTTCCACGCCCGGCACCCGCTTTATAAGGTGCCTGAACAGTGTAACGTCCCGGAATGGCAGAATCAATGTGCTGGTGGTCCTTCACACTCAACAAAATCACGCCTGAATTTCCACAAAGGACTAAAGCACTCATGCGGGTAGTCTTTGCGAAGATAGATAACGCGCTGTGTTTCTGGCTCCCAACGAATAACATGAACATAAAGTCCTCTTCCGTCACGAAACCAGCGGTTAAGTTCCTGCACAACTCGCCCCCCACAGTCAGGTAAAGTTCTCTGTGGTTACTTACAGCCAGGTGATTTGGTAATCTGCATTCATGCCGTAACAACAGGTGTGCAGCGACACTGACCACCAACTGTTGCGACAAACGGTTATTTGCCGTTAAACTGTTCATGCGTTAGTTTCTCCACAGACACAAAACGCCACGACGCCCGGAGCTGCACACTCGCGGGCGTCACTCTTTTCTGGAGCGCAGAAAATTTTGTAGACCAGTGCCGCATGCTCCTGGAGCTTCGAAATTGACAGATACAATTCATCATTAATTGCTGTCTGCTCGTGTGGCTCCACTACCCCATCTTCGATTGCCGAACGAATCTGCTTTGAGTAACTCCCGATCTGTTCGATGACTTCCAGCAGGCGCTGGTTTATATCTGCGTTCTCTACTTCCTCAATTTCAGGAAGCGATACAAACACCCCACCAGCAGACTGTGCGACAGCATCCGCAATGTAGTGAGTGCCAGCCGCGCGCTGTAAAATCATTGCCCATCCCAGCGGGAAAATCTGATCGCCATCTGCACGAAGGCGGTTGAATAAAGCGTTCTCTGTTACATCCAGCCACTCAGCAGCTTCAGCGTAACCCCCCGGCAACGCCGCGATAGTTTTTCTGACAGCTTTCACATACCACTCAGGCTGTTTTTCCACTTTCCAGTGATGCTTACCCACGGCTTACCTCCTGTTCCTGTGGTTTAAACCCATTCTGGTTTTGGCTAGATTGAAAACGTGCCGGATAAAGAATCTGCATTTCGCTGATTTCACCCTTAAAAAAATTGGCCAGACGTTCTGCAAGATCGATAGATGGAATTTGTTCCAGTCTTTCAATACGACTCAGCGTCGCTGGATTGACCTGAACGCCCGCAGCAACATGCTGCAAAGTAAATCCGTGCGCCTTACGCACATTCCGTAATGGTGATTGCATATGACCTCCACATATTGCGTGATGAGCATATTATTTCACGCAAATATTTTGCGCAAGTTGATTTGCTTAACACGCAATAAAGAAATGTAATAAACGCATGAACATAGGAAATCGAGTCAGACAACTTCGCCAGGCGAAGAACATGAAAATCGCCGATCTCGCTGAAGCAATAGGAGTGGATGCGGCGAATATCTCACGCCTGGAAACAGGTAAGCAGAAACAATTCACTGAACAAGCCCTGAGTAATATTGCCAGGAGCTTAGGTGTTGATATTGCTGATCTCTTTACCTCAGACTTCAAAAGTAATACTGTATGTAAAAACAGTATTAGTGAGGATGTTGCGCAGGTGAAGGATGTATTCCGTATTGAAATGCTGGATGTCAGTGCCAGTGCGGGAAATGGCCTTATCCAGGGCGGTGATGTCATTGATGTGATTCATGCCATTGAATACAGAACTGATAATGCTGTATCGATGTTTGGCGGACGACCAGCCAATCACATTAAAGTTATCAACGTTCGTGGGGACAGTATGTGTCCAACCATTGAGCCAGGAGATCTCATCTTCGTTGATGTCAGTATCAATCAGTTTGATGGAGATGGTATCTATGTATTTGGTTTTGATGATAAAATTTATGTCAAACGACTGCAAATGATACCTGACAAACTACTGGTGATTTCTGATAACCAGATTTACCGTGAATGGGGAATTACCAGCGAAAATGAACACCGGTTTATGGTCTTTGGAAAGGTCTTAATCAGCCAGTCACAAACCCTTAAGCGACACAATTAACCCTTACCTCCTCATCAATTAGCCACCCGAAGGTGGCTTTTCATTACCCATAAGATTGCACATCTCGCAATAAAAGGACTTGCATAATGCGCAACTTCATTTTATCTTTCTTTCCAGACCAACAAACAAGGTACTAACAAAATTTGGTTGTAACACGGCGTATGGCACATGCGTCGTTAGCGGTCTGGGGACGTTAAAGGGGACAATCCACTCCTTGCTCGGGCAAACAAACCAGGTAGCCGGAATGTGCAAGTCAATGATGATTCTGATAAGACGCCTAACCAGCGTGGCGGTTCGGTTTGACACCTGGGAAGAGACCAGGGTGCAACGATGAGGGCATTTATGGAACCGCGACAAAGTGTGGTGCCGTAACTGGCTAAGTGCTCTCAGCGTTGTGGTGAATGCGCAGGCTGATGCGCGAAAGACATTGCAGCTATTGCGGAAAAGAGCTGTTCGGCGGGGCAATTAAACGCCCGTGAGAGTCTGAAATAACCGCAAGCCGGAGATCAGCACCGGTCACCACAACAGCCACTGCTTTGGCGGTACCAGTTTGTACACTTGCTTCCGGCTGGTACCGCTCTTTTTACAAAACAGAGAAGAACATCATCGGACGACGGGCTCATAACCCAATCCATCCGGGCGGCTGCCACCGCAGGTGTTCTTCTCTGTTTTGTGGAGAAACTAATCGGCCTTGCAGGGTCGATATGATGAGGAGCAGCAAAATGGCTAGCGAACGCAGTACTGATGTGCAGGCATTTATCGGGGAGCTGGACGGCGGCGTATTTGAAACCAAAATCGGCGCAGTTCTCAGTGAAGTCGCTTCCGGTGTGATGAACACGAAAACCAAAGGTAAGGTCTCACTCAACCTGGAAATCGAACCATTTGATGAGAACCGTGTGAAAATCAAACACAAACTCTCATATGTTCGCCCGACTAACCGTGGGAAAATTTCCGAAGAAGACACCACCGAAACGCCGATGTATGTCAATCGCGGTGGTCGCCTGACTATTCTGCAGGAAGACCAGGGACAATTACTGACTCTTGCCGGTGAGCCTGACGGAAAACTCCGCGCAGCAGGTCATTAATATCGTTCTTAATTAACTGATTATTTATCTCATCACTGAATATCTTTATATAGTGAGGACTTATTATGTCTCAGAACTTAGACGCAACCGCAATTAATCAAATCCATGCTCTTATTTCTGCTCAGGGTGTTAATGAAATTATCAGTAAGATTGGTGCCGATGCTGTGGCATTGCCTGAGAATTTCCGCATTCATGATCTGGAAAAATTTAATTTAAATCGCTTCCGTTTCCGTGGTGCGCTTTCCACTGCCAGCATTGATGACTTTACCCGTTATTCTAAAGATCTTGCAGATGAAGGCACCCGCTGCTTTATCGATGCCGATAATATGCGAGCCATCAGTGTGCTTAACCTGGGTACTATTGATGAACCAGGTCACGCAGATAACACCGCCACTCTCAAACTGAAAAAGACAGCACCGTTCTCTGCCCTGTTGTCTGTTAACGGCGAGCGTAACTCCCAGAAGTCACTGGCAGAATGGATTGAAGACTGGGCCGACTACCTTGTAGGCTTTGATGCTAATGGTGACGCTATTCAGGCAACAAAAGCGGCTGCGGCTGTCCGTAAAATCACGATTGAAGCAAACCAGACCGCTGATTTTGAAGATAATGACTTCAGCGGCAAACGCTCCCTGATGGAGTCTGTCGAAGCGAAGACCAAAGACATTATGCCAGTGGCATTTGAATTTAAATGCGTTCCGTTTGAAGGTCTGAAAGAACGTCCGTTTAAATTACGCCTCAGCATTATCACTGGCGATCGTCCTGTACTGGTTCTGCGCATTATTCAGCTGGAAGCGGTGCAGGAAGAAATGGCTAACGAATTTCGTGATCTGCTTGTTGAGAAATTCAAAGACAGCAAAGTAGAAACCTTTATTGGTACTTTCACCGCCTGATTTCATTACTGCAAATGTCCCTGCGGGGGCATTTATGGAAACGTAATTAACTCAATAATCACCGGATGGTGAGGGCTTCCTTTTACCAGAATTCAGCGCGGTGCAGTGCATATACGTGGAGAACAAAATGTCATTTATTAAAACTTTTTCCGGGAAGCATTTTTATTATGACAGGATAAATAAAGACGACATCGATATTAACGATATCGCGGTTTCCCTTTCAAATATCTGTCGCTTTGCCGGTCATCTTTCGCACTTCTACAGCGTCGCCCAACATGCGGTGCTTTGCAGCCAGCTGGTGCCGCAGGAATTTGCTTTTGAAGCGTTAATGCATGATGCAACAGAAGCGTATTGCCAGGACATTCCCGCTCCACTGAAACGCCTTCTTCCTGACTATAAACGGATGGAAGAAAAAATAGACGCCGTAATCCGTGAGAAATACGGGTTACCTCCTGTTATGAGCACGCCAGTGAAATATGCCGATCTCATTATGCTGGCAACCGAACGCCGCGATCTCGGGCTTGATGATGGCTCTTTCTGGCCTGTACTGGAAGGTATCCCGACGACAGAGATGTTCAAAGTTATTCCACTGTCACCAGGCCATGCCTACGGGATGTTTATGGAACGTTTTAACGAGTTATCGGAGTTACGCAAATGCGCATGAATGTTTTCGAAATGGAAGGGTTTCTTCGCGGGAAATGTGTACCGCGAGATCTGAAAGTGAACGAAACAAATGCTGAGTACCTGGTACGTAAATTCGATGCGCTTGAAGCTAAATGTGCAGCACTGGAAAACAAAATAATACCAGTGTCAGCTGAACTACCACCAGCAAATGAAAGTGTTCTGTTATTTGATGCTAACGGAGAAGGCTGGCTGATTGGCTGGCGTTCTCTCTGGTACACCTGGGGACAAAAAGAAACCGGAGAATGGCAGTGGACATTTCAGGTCGGGGACATTGAAAGCGTCAATATCACTCACTGGGCAGTAATGCCAAAAGCACCGGAGGCTGGAGCATCATGACCACATTTACCGATAAAGAACTGATTAAAGAAATCAAAGAGCGTATCAGCAGCCTGGAGGTTCGAGACGATATTGAGCGCCGTGCTTATGAAATTGCTCTGGCATCGCTGGAAGAGGAGCCGGTGGCATGGCTACATTCAGACAATGGCTTAGGTATTCCAGCAATAACCAGGAGTAAAAACATTGCTGACAGTTGGTTATCAAAGGGCTGGTATGTTCAGCCGCTATATATAGCCAAGCCAGTGCCGGTGGTGCCAGATGCTCGTCCGTCTTTAAATAATGGCATAGTCGGTTTTGATGAAGGCTGGAACGCCTGCCGCGCCACCATGCTTCACGGTGTCAAACCTGTAAGCCAGACTTACAAGTTGAACAAGCTGTTTGGCAACTCTCCGGTAACTCCGGATGGTTGGATAAGCTGTAGTGAGCGAATGCCGAACGATAAACAATATGTTTGGTGTTGGGGTAAGTCTTACGGCTGGACTGAGTGCGATACCTTCGAAGGGTATTACGATTGTTCGAGAAACAAATGGTGGGCAGTTACTGACGATGGGGAAGAACCGGCATCGAAAGTAACCCACTGGATACCGCTACCGGAGCCGCCGCAGGAGGTGAAGTAATGAACAACTTAATGACAACAAAACAAGTTGCCGAATTCTGTGGCGTTTCAGTATCGACTGTTCTTCGCTGGAACAGTGTAAACAGGAGAACGGGCCAGAAATACAGGCCTGACTTTCCAGATCCTGATATTAAATCATGCCCAAATAAATGGGCATCACACAAGATTTACAGGTTTGCAGGGGTTATTGAGTAATGTGTATTAGCTCTGACGTGAACTGACATATCTATGGAACAGAGCTAAACCTAATCCAACTGTCCGATCTACGCCATAAGAAAACATTGCTCTCTTCAGGCTATTCCAATCAATGGGTAAAGGCCAAAATTGCTACAATATGGGCCATCACTAAGAGTGCCAAACTACAGGAAAAACTTCTCTTCTGCTGATGGCTGTTTTGAACTGAATAAAAATACGTAATCCAATACAAATTGACTGATGATATCTGCCAACTGCTGAGCAAAGGGCAGACGTAATGGGGAATATAGACCTTATATGAAAGTTAGAGTATCTTTAGGGTTAGTAACCCCTTAAGCATTCAGAAGGGACATGCGTGTAAAAGAGAGGTGATGCATGTCGATTGAAGATGAGCCATTTATCGGGCTGCAATGTTGGACATAATACCTGGCATTGACAAACTCATTCTCTGTATCCTGAACAGCCATCTTATTGTTTTCTAACATGATGTCACATAGAATGAAGAATCAACTAAACTGAACATTGAGGAGAGCGAGTAATATTTTATTCTATATAAAAGAAATAAAACGCAAATCGATAGAGCAATCAATATTAAAGTCTGGATTTAGCCAGATTTCTTATATGAGGTTATAATGAGCAAATATTTGATCAAGCTAGTTTTAACAGCAGTGATATTAATAGCTGTCTTTGTTGGTATATATCTTGCCTACGGAATCGATCATGAAACATTCAAATATCTGATAACATGTCTAATGACAGCTATTCCCGTAATCTTTTTAAGTGTGTTTATTAAGCAGTTAACCAATGCGATGACATCATTAGCAAAGTCTCTTATGGGAATTGCTCCTAACTCTGTTTCTAAAATACTAGAGGCTGCTATTTTTATTTTAGAAAACAACGAAAAAGTCGTCGAAAAGTTAATTATCAGGCGCGCAATAAAAATTGTGGTTATGCAGAAACATACTGCAAAAAAAAATAAACATAAAATAAATAAAAGAAAAGAGGCTATAGAAACTGTAACAGAATTATTTTTGGCCAAATCTAAAATTGAAAACTTACGAGCAAAGTTTATTGCTGTAATAGGGATTATAGTGTTAACAATCGCAAGTCTGCTTTATAGTCAGTCATTATTAGCTTGCATAATTCCTATCACATTCTTTATTATTCTTGAAGTAAAAATAAGAGTATTGGAATTTAGAGTAACTAATGGCTTTTTCGGTAATAATAGACTAGAGGCTTTACAACTTCTGCAGTTCATTACTGACAAGAAAAATAAAGACGACTTTGATAATAAAAATGGAAAAAGAAAAATCTTTATTGACCTATTAGAAGTAGAAAACAGTCAAGTGTTTAACTCGGAGAATGGAGTCCTACAATGAATAGCGATATCGCTTCAAGATGGATTGATGCTGGATGTAGAACCTTAACTTTTTATTACCCAATCAGAAGCGCTGTTGGTTATGTTATTGCCGCATTCCTATGGTTTTTAACCGGCGCATATCCAGGCATAATTACATTTCTTGCTATGGAGCCTAATTCTTCTGCGAGAACATCTGTATCTATTTTTGGCTTCATACTGTGCCAGATTAGAACCATATTTGATGCAACAACAGGAAAGGGGATAAACGAAGAATTACAAAGGGTTGTTAATCTTATTGACAAATCCAACTTATCAGATGTTCAAAAGCGCCTCAAATACATAGAATTGATTGATACTGAGATAGGCAAACTTAGCAAATCGACAAGTAGCTCGAAAGGTGAAGATAAAAACCCACAAACTGAAGAATGAAATAAAGGAGCCGTAAGGCTCCTTATTATCTATACCTCATGATGTAATCTATGAAACATAAAGTCTGCTCCTTGCTCAAAGTGGGCAGTTAGCCGAGCCAGATCTGGCACAAGCAACAATCGACGCCACTCTATCCCACCATGCCTGGTAGGCTTTACGCTGTTCTTCTAGATAATCGCTCTTGTCATAAACTTGCCATACACCTGGCAGTTTATGACCGAGCATTATTTCAGCAATATGAGGCGCAGTAAGATCAGAAAAGTTTGTTCGTGCTGTTCGTCTCAAATCATGAAGAGACCAATGAGGAAATTGATACCCCAAACGCCGCCAAGCGTACTGCATTAAATTGTAAGGCAGCGACTGCAATGATGTCCGACCAACTGGTTCCCTGCTTCCTTCCTTAGTAAAAAGCATATCGGAACCGTTGTTCATAGAGATAACGTATTTTATAAGCTCTTCAACCGGTTCAATAATGGGCCGCTTTAGCGGTTCGCCTGTTATATCCCCTGTCTTATGTCGTTCTGGTGGTACAGTCCATATCTTATTAATGAAATCAAAATCGTCCACCTTGGCAGTAATTAGCTCTGAACTACGGCAACCAAAATGAAGCAATAGTTTAATGAAGGCCCGGTATTTAGGAACCATTCGAGAACCATCGATCGCAGCATAAAGGATTTTAATTTCATCATGTGTCAGAAACCGTTTCTTCTGACCTTTACGGATATCCATATCTTTACCCGTGATATCCGACAGCGGGCGAGTTTCAATGAGCTTTCTCTTATACGCCCAGACATGGGCCTGCTTTGCGTTAATTAGCAATCGGTCTGCTATTGCTGGAGTCTTAGTGCTAAGAGGCTCCAGGACCTCTAACCAATCATGCAATGTAGCTACATCGTGAGGGATACTCCCGATTTTAGAGAACAGGTGCAGTTCAAATGAGCGGAGTATCTGCTCAGAACCTTTTTTATTTTTTACACAATATGCTGCATACCAGGCACGGATCACAGACTCCACCGTCATGGCTTCAGTAGCTTTGCGTTTTTCTACCTGCTTGACCAATCGTGGATTGCGGTTTGACTCGAGTTCACCACGAAGACGGATAACTTCTTCTCTGGCCTCTTTTAATCCAGTTGCCGGGTAAGTTCCGATATCAAGGCGCTCGCCTTTCCCTGCCCATTGATAACGATATTGGAACACTACGCGACCTTTCGGTGATACTCTGACAGACAAACCATCACGATCGGATTTAACCAAAACCTTATCACGTTCCTTTCCAACGACTGAACGCAACCACGCATCAGACAACGCCAT